CATTATAGCTGCTAGTGGTTTATCTCTATCTTTATTTAGCCCCTTACTAGTCTCTATTGGATCAGATTCAGATAAAGTATAAAGAATATGAACACAAAAAGCTAAACTCATAACTAAATCATCGTTTTTTCCCGTATCTGCTTCTGCTTTTCCTGTTTTAGATATAATAAAAGTTAAAAGTTCATCCACGGTTCTTTTGGAATTAATTTTAATTGCATTAATTCTAATAAACTCTTCCATTCTAGCTAAAAGAACATCTCTATTTCTATTACTAATTTGAATACCAAAATCTCCTGTAGTCTCCATCCATAAATTTTCATATTCAAGAATATTGAATAACCAATCAATAAGATTATTTCCTATAGTATTCCTCTCAACAAGTACAGTAGCAAGATTATAGTAATTTCCCTCTGTCGCTATAACATCTGCAAATTCATTAATAGGAGTTCTTTTAGAGTAAAACTCTGCGACTTGCTCCCCTGTATACCTATTAAAAATATGAAATGCAGAATAATCTCGATCTCTTCCTAAAGCTACATCTACTCCGATGATATACTCATAGTGAGGTTCTGGTTCTTTCCAAACACGCATACGATTATTATATTTTATATCATAAGTAATAGTCTGATTTTCCACAAGCATTTTTAGGTTTTCTCCATCAATATAGGTTGAACCAGTACCAAGGAATTCACATTCATACTCCTGGAGCCATTGACGAACAGGCATGTTTAATTTTGTAGTTTTTTCCCATTCATCTACAAAGACACCTTTTTTTTCCATCTGCTTATAAAGATGCTTATACTCTATTTGTCTTTTATACTCAGGGTGGCTTTCCCAGTTAATATCAATAGGATTAAAAGCATTTTCTTTATTAACAGCCCCTGTATAAATATCATGATACCAGTTTCCAACACCATTTACTGTAGAGAGAACAAAAGCTCGTCCACCAGTAGAAATGATTGGATATACAGCAGCCCAGATAGAATCAATATTTTCAATAAAGGCAGCTTCATCAATAATTAGAAGAGACCCAGCTAAAGATCTTCCCGATTGTTTCCCTGATGGTCTAGACTTAATTACTGAATTACTTTTAAGTTTATAGGTATGTTTATTACTTTCTTCAATTCCAGGTTGTAAAAATGCAGGAAGTTCTTCATACATAATCTTAATGCGCTCTAAAACTTCTGTCGCTTCCACATCTCCTTTAGACAGAATAATGATAGTTTGGTGCTTCTGGAATAAAGCTTTCCAAAGAGAGTACGCTGCGGCTATAGTCGTACATCCTGCTTGCCTAAATTTCCTTAAGATATTGAATCTATTTGTTTCTAAATTATTTACAATATCCTTCTGGAAAGGATATAGTTTAAACGGCACCAGCCCCCGCATAGGGTGTACAACTTTTATATGATTAGAGATGAAATAAATAGGGTCATCTTTACACTTTTTAAATTCTTCTAATAATTCTTGAGCTTCCATAGTCTATTATATTATATGCCTTATCCTAAAATATATGCTTTTATTTGTACTAGAAGTAAGACTCTTACTGCTGTTACCGAAAAGTATCTATCATATTTAGTATTATGCGGAATTGAAGTAAAACTACTTGTTAATCAAAAATCTATATTTTCTGGCTATGAAAAAGCCTATAATAGAGTTAATCCAAAATCTAATGATATTATAATACTATCACATGATGATATAGACATAAAAATGCCGTCCCCTCTATTCACTAAGACTCTAATAAGCAATATACAGGCCACTACCGGCTTTGTGGGAGTTGCTGGAACTACTTACTTAGGAGAGGATGTAGTATGGTGGGACCACCAAAGATGGCAACAGGGCCTCCACAGAGGCTCAGTACACCATGTAGATAAGGATAAACTAGATACCCACACTACTTACTACGGCAGTAACGGTCAGGTCGTGGTTTTGGATGGTTTATTTCTAGCTGCGAAAGCAAAAATTATAAAAGAAATAGGGTTAACAAAACCAAATTACTTAAAGGGTGACTGGGACTTCTATGATATACATTATACCTTGAGTGCCCACATCTTGGGATACCAGAATAAGACAATCCCGATATCGCTAGTACACTACTCTAGAGGGGAGTTAGCTGGCAGGGAGTCCTGGCACGAAAATAGAAAATTAATTTATGAAGAATATAAGGAGAAATTTCCAATAACATGTTAGATTTAATATTATTTTGTTTAGTTGCGTTTGGTGCTTCCAATATCATAACCATATCGAAAATGGGAGCTTGGTGGAGAGAAAGCGCAGAGAAAATTCACAAAAAATTAGGCGAACTCTTCAGATGCCCGATGTGTATGGGCTTTTGGATAGGTTTAGTCTTAGGGTTATTTTGGATCTCTCCTACAGGAAGCATTTTCTTAGACGGAGTTCTAGGATCTACCGCATCTTGGCTACTTTATTGTATTACCTGGAAATTAGCTCTAAAAGATCACGAATTTTAGTCAGCACCCGTTTTTACAACGAGCGCACGGTCTGAGCATATACTTTTTTGTAACTTTCATATAAAAAACCTCCAATATTATTTAATAGTCATAAAGACTGCGTTAGATGCTCCAGTTCCGGCATCTTGTACTTGATCAGTAGTGTCCCCTATTCTTAAATAAAAATGAGGGTTTAAAGCAGCTTTTCCAGCTAATAAACTAGGAAGTGTGGCTATTCCTGTAGTACTAATTACATTAGTACCTAACTGACTATCATCTCTCAGAAAGAATTGGAGAGCAAATCTATTCGCTGCTATCCTATAAAGAACAACCTTTACTCCAAGACCTTTAACACCTGAATAATTACCATTATTCTTACAGACAACAGATAAAGAAACCTTCCCATTTGCTCCTACACAATTTCTAGAAGCAGAAGTACCTCTTTTAGACATAAACTGTCTAACAGTAGGATCCTTAGCCCTCTCACACCCAGGAGAAGTACTCTTAGGCCCAGGATTATAAAATCTCATTTTTTCTTTTCAGTTTTTTCTCTTGTTCCTTTTCCAAAAGAGCCACGATCAGGACGCTTCATCCCCCTTTCCATACCAGCCCACCGAGCCTCAGTATTAGAACGCCCCATACGCTGTACAACACCATGCATCCTTTTTTTATCACCCCTGTTATCCATATGTAGGGAAATACTAGATATCGTCAGAAGCCCCAAAAGAGCCCCTACCACCATTTCTTTTTTACTCATGATTAATCTCCTCGTCCGAACAAAGTATCTTTTATTGGGTTTTGTACATTCACATTTCCATAGGTTACAATACAAGTAGTGGTTGTAGCCCCTGTATTAGTTAAACTTATTTGCATTACCCTATCCCCAATTCCCAACACCAGTTGGCAAATACCGTTAAGATTTGGACAAGCAACACCAAGCATACCACTACCTGCTATTGTATCAGGGGGGAGAGCAACTGTAGCAACCATCCCAGAAGCAGTAATACCAGAAGTAGGTTGCACAAAAATAAAACCATCAGCGGCAGTTCCGCTCGCACTTTCTACTGAAACATAATTACAACTAACTACAGCAGTATTTGAGTCTCTTAAATCTACAGTTACTGCCCCAGTACCTGCTACATCAATAATTTTTGTAAATGGTCTATAAACTGTTCTCATATTCTAGCCCCTCCCGCGTCCTTAATAAGTGTTAATAATCTATCCATCTCATCCTTATCCCCTTTTATATTAGCAGTAAGATAGTCTCTCTTTAGCTGTTGTACTCTGGACATTCTACCGGACCTAATATCAGCAACTTCCAAGCCCTTCATACTCCTACGACTAAGGCTCTGAGAGGTCTTAGCCTTCTCTTCATTTACCTGATAAATATAGCTTTTTAGTGAATCTACATATCTCATCAGTTACCTCATGGGCCGCTCTGTCTACGCCACTTATCTCTTGCCACATCGGCCTTATCATGTTGTTTAGATAATGGAGAAAATCCTTTAGGTCCTTTGTTTCTATTACGGAGCAAAGCAGACTGAACCATGTGATGAAGTTTAGGATCGGTCTTTACCCTCAGCTTACGATTCAAATTCTTTACTGCTAAGGAAACATTTGCATGAAGATCAAAATCTTTTATCGGTTTAGTTTTACTCATTCGTTCTGTCCCAAAACTACGAGCAAGTGGACCAGCATATCCCGCGTCGGCATCACCCCGAGCTAACGCCCGCTTGGATTTAGGGTCACGATGAGCAGCATGGGCCTCTAAAATGATTTGAATTAAATGATCTTGAAAATTCATGAATACCTCTGTCTTATATAGAGTAGTGAAGCCCGCTAGGGCTTCCGATTTTTTATTTTGGACTCTTTTCTAAAAAAGGTACAAACAACTTTTCGATATTTTTTAACTTTTCCCCAATAGCGAGGTCCTTTATTGTGAAACTCTTTATTTTTATTCACATACCCGCCTTTCTGAGACAGTTAGGACATATAGTAGGCTTGGGAGCTTTAGGAAGTAAGAAAAGTTTTGATATTACATCTTGTTCCTGTTGAATTTTCTTATTTGTTCTTTTAGACCCTTCGGTAGGGGTGAACCTCTCTTTACAACCTGGACAAACATCACGCGGTCTAGAATCAGAAATTTCTAGTAGAGTGTTAGTAAGGTAATCTTCAAAATGTTTCATAATATTTCAATTTAAACCTCTCTAGCGGTTAGGGGTACATACCCCTAGGAGATGATGTGTTCCAGCCTGGACCTTTTCCGAAAAAGAGTTCTGCGATTTTCCTTTCTTCTTTAGTAGCTTTTGAACCCTTCTTTAGTACAGCCTCGTAATGAGCTATAGCCCTATTTTTTTGCTTTTGCATTATTTTTTCAGGAGGTCTTTCCTCTTTTCTTGTGTCCAAGTCTTCCAAAAGTTTATTAAATAAATAGTCTTCAAAGTGTGTCATTTGTTTTTTCCAAAGTGTTTCTTAATCGTAGCAGCAACCGCAGCATCAGCTCTTCTTTCTCTTCTAGCTCTCCTCATCATACCTTTAAATGTTGTAGGTACTTCTGAAATACGGTTTTCTAAATCGTTACCAACTCCTGTTTTCCTGGCTCTTCTAGCACCCTTTCTAAATGTTCTTGTAGCACCACTCATTTTAGTCGGTTTACTATCTATTTCTTTCCAAGCTGCTTCTAATGCTGGATCTGTGCGATCATAGGTTAGTTTGTTTCCCGTTTTGATCTCATTAATAGTTATTAATTTTTCTACTAGAAATTGTTCGAAGGTGTTCATAATGAATATCCTATGTTGGGAAAGCATCTTTACCAAAGCGAGGTTTTCCCCTACTAGCTTTAATTCTTGAAACTCGGTCGTCTCCTCCACCTTCTCTAGCAGCGTCATATCTCCTACGCGCAGTAATAGTTGCTTCAGTTCTGTCTCTTTCTGCTCTCCTAGTATTTGATTTGTGGCTGTATTCCCCTTTTTTCTCTTCGGAGTCCTTGGCTCCCTCAATATCAGAGCGTCTCGCCTGATTAGACCAATACTCCGCTTTTCTTCTTCCTTGCCTAGAAGAAGTTCTACTTCCTATGTCTGCTACCTGTTGCTCTTTTTGAGAGGTAAATTTTCCTTGAACTTTTAGTTTTTCAACAGCCTTCCTTACCCGTTTTCCAGTTTGTGTAGGACTGTCTCCAGTTGACTTCCCTTCTAATAATCTATCAAATAAATATTGTTCGAAGGTGTTCATAGTGATGCTAATATTGTTTGAAGTAGATCTCCAACTACAAGATCGTATAAGAGATACAAAAGAAGAAGCCGTGTTCCAACTCTAAATGACCACTCAACTAAATTAAAAGTCTCTGTAAAGAAGAATTCTATTAAATGGGTGGTTTTGTCGAATATGGCTCCAACTACGCCTGAAATTTTGTTTAAGATTATTTTGAACATGGAAAAAGACTCCTATCATATATAGGAGTCTAAGTTTTAAACTATTTGAAAGAAATAGAATTAGGTCCAGTCCTCCCTGAAAAAAAACTAGTAAAGAAAGTAGAACCTAATACTAATTAACTGTAAAAATAGGTAATTCCTAACTCTGCTCCATTATGATGATGCATCCCCATCGCCCACCACGCATCATACGAAGTAAACCTAAACCTACTACTCCCGTACACATCCAAGTAAACATTTGCTTGACTGAAATAGTTTAAGAGTGATACATCCATTCTAAAAGAAGATGGTCCGCGTCTGTACCTAGTCATTATAGGAGAAGTGTATCCCCCAGACCCATCCCAATCCAGCAATCCATCTCCTGGTCCTGAAAGAATAGACACGAAATTGTGAACAAAAACTGCTTTAGCCAAATCCTTAGCATACCCTAAACGCCTAACAACAAGCTTTGAACTAATTCGTTCCCAAGTTACGGGTCTTCCTCCACCTGGACTTAAATTCTCATAGAAGAACTGAAATTGTGTTAGTTGATGAATACTAAATTCTACGCGAGTTAATGTCCCTAAAGAGGTATCAAAAGGAGGAACTTGAATTACATCATACCAAGACTGAGAATAGTAATTTGTTCCATCAGCAGTAGAATAGTGTAGAGGTATTCTTACTATGTGTGTAACTTCCCCTGCTAAAGCTACAAAGTTTAGTAACATAAAAGCTACAAAGCTTATTAATGTCTGTTTCACTTTAACTTTTAGATACACCTCCTGGATACAAGATATTTATAGTTTGTATAATTATATAGGATATTTAAAAAGACGAATTAGCTAAAATTTTTTTATAATTTTTTTTATAATTTTTAGACCCTTTCAATGAAGACATGACTGCGTATATGGCTGCGTGGGGGTGGAACAGGAGTCCCATAAGCGTAAAAGGTATATAGGGTTTCCTAATACGATGGGGACAGGGTGCCCTAGGCCCTAAGTACTTATAGGGTAGGCACTTACGGCACAAAATAGATGTACTTTGTGCTTGCGTAGGGGGAGGGAATGGGATATAATGGGGGCATGAAAGAAGTGATCAAACAAGAATGCGAGGCGTGTGAGCAAGTTATCACCACCTCCAAAGCCTCCCCTCTCACCCAGTTTTGCAGCGAGTGCGAGGCGGATTTCATGGAATATCTGAATGTTCAACTCAAGGAGGACGAGATAGAGGCGTGGGCCTATCTCTGGGCCTACCAGGACCGCATCAACGCCCGCTCTAACACCCCATAAGCATATGCTACTACTCACCGAACAGATAAAGAAAGCCCTTCCCCCTCTCTACTCAACCGAG